CCAGGCGCTGGCCGTTGGCAAAACCCGTGCCGAGCTGCTGGAGCTCAAAGCGGCGCAGATGGGGCTGCAGCAGGAGACTGCGCCGTATATTGCTGTACTGAAGGAGCAGGAAGCCGCGACAATTCGGGACGCCGCGAACAAGAGGATTGCAGCCCAGCAGTCACGGATGCTCAAGCAGACTATTGCCGAGCTGGAAGCAGCAGAGCGGGCTGAAGCCGCCGAGGCACAGCGAGCGCAAGCTATCCGCGATTCGTTCACTCGAGCACTGGAAGAGCAGACTGTGGCGATCGGAAAAACCCGGACCGAACTGCTGGAAATGAAGGCCGCACAACTGGGTGTGTCACAACAGGCAGCTCCGTTTATCGCGAAACTGCGCGAGCAGGAAATTATGATGAATGGCGGGCGGGTCAGCGCGGGACAGTATCATCAGGCCCTGCGTCAGCTTCCGTCGCAAATCACTGATGTCGTAACCTCGCTCGCATCGGGTATGCCCGTCTGGCTGGTGGCTATCCAGCAGGGCGGGCAGATTAAAGACTCGTTCGGCGGCATTGGCAACACCCTCCGCGCACTGGGCGCGCTGATTACCCCGGCAAATGTTGCTCTTGGCCTTCTGAGTGGCGCGGCTGTAGCTGTCGCCATTGCGGTTTATAAGGGGCAGGGATTTCTCAGTGAATTCAATAAAGCGCTGGTGCTGACCGGAAGCCGTGCCGGTCAGACGGCCAACGGTCTGCTGGCCATGTCTGAGGCAATCAGCAAATCCGGCTCGGCGTCGTTTACCTCTGCGGTGGACTCGGTCACAGCACTGGCTAAAGCCGGGGCTAATCTGGGAGAAAACTACCAGAGTGTTGCGACTTCAATCGCCAGCCTGAACAAGACCACCGGTACCAGCGTGGATGAGCTCGCCAGCGCATTCGGGAAAATCACCAGCGATCCGGAAAGCGGCCTGAAGGCTATGGCCGAACAGTATGGCAATGTCTCGGCTGCCCAGCTGACCTACGTCCACTCGCTTCAGGAAGCCGGGAAATATACCGAAGCGCTGAACTATGCAAACAGTTTGGCGGCAAACGGCTTCCATGAGATGGCATCCAGCATTCAGCAGAATATGGGGTACCTCGAGCGGGCCGCTAATTCTGTCGGCAGCGCGTTTTCATGGATGTGGAACAAGCTGCTTGATATCGGTAAGCAGGACTCCCTGCAGCAGCAAC